TGAGGACCTGCAAGCACTCAGAGCTGTATATACATGCTCTGGGTAAAGCAGGCGAACCAAGTCAAGAGATATGCGATCCGAGGCCTCATTGAGGTCAAGGGTAACATATTCTCCAGATAGGGACCCGACAAGGGCACCTATCCGGTTGAACTCTTGATTTGTGAAGTGGACTGCCGTCCGTAGCGCGCATCGAGGACAAGAATCCTTGACACACGTATCCGGATGATGCTCCACTAGCTCGACGATGGCACGACCCAGACCTTGCTGTACCCATTGATAATCAACGGGTTCGCAAGAAATGAGACGTGGTCCACGCGAATCCTTCGGTACGAGTAATACCCGTGCCGGAAGATCTTCGTCGGAGAGGCCTTGTAAGCCTCGCTGCTCGTCACATACGTGCCCCATAGACGCGAAGAAATACGCGTCTGCAGGGTAGTATGTGGTGATGTTCCTAGAGATGTTCGTCCAAACGTACTTGGACCAAGGCGATTGCTTTGTAGCAACCACACCTGGGCCATGACGTGGATGAATATTTCGAGGATCGAAGGAAGAGAATATATTACTAAGTAATATTTTCGCTTCTCGGGTTATCTGAACCATCGTAGGATCCTCACAATGAGGTCTACGGCGGCTAAGGTAACTATTTGCAACACTCTGCTCCAGAGCTTGGAGCACAGGATGCAATGCCGACAGATCATCCTCAGTCTTAACAAACTTTTGGATGACTTGTTGTTCCTGCTCATCGGAATACGGTAGTTCATACTTGTAAAACAAGTATAAAACTTGCCGTATTGTACGAACGCATTGTGCACACGGTTGCTCAAGGAGAGCACCGTCTGGTTGGAGCACCCTCGAGAAAAACTCACCGAGAAATCTCGGAAGTTTGGTACCTCTAATGGATGAGAATCCAAGAGAAGTACAGTCGAGAGGCGTGTTTCCTGAAATGGCCTTATCAAAGGCCTTTCCCAGGCGTGGCAGGGCTTTCGTAAGAAAGCCCATTCCTTCGGCAAACAATCTCTTACGTACCTGTAAACAGGTACATTTGAGATTGTGTGTGTTGAACACATCACCATGTACGTTCTGAACGTCATGGAGAAGTGCGGCGATGATGGTATAACTGTCATCTAGGCTCTTATTGTTAACCATATGGTTTAACTCCTAGAGCACGCACACACCCCATGATTCCATTCTGAACGAACTCACCCAACGTTATGACAAAGTCACAGACATTACTCCACATAGCAACTGGTAACAAAGAAGCGTTCCAAGTAAAACTTGGAAACGACCTCTATGCCGCCAAATTGCTATGGGGAGAACGTGTCCTGATGTTTGCCCTAACGGGGAAGGCTATCGGGTGTTACATTGCTACCAGCAGAATTCACCTTATTCAGGCGATTCTGACGGCGGCGTATAATACCCTCAGCCAACAACGGTAGGAACAGGTCAGCAGCAGATGCTGCAACCTGACACCAGCGTTGAATGAGACGGACCTTCTTGGTCCGTGAACGCACACGCTTGACGGCCATACCTAAAGTTGGCCGTTCAAGAGCGTCGCAGCACCGTTTCCAGTGCAATCGAAGAGCACCGTCGTGGCCGCGCCAGTTGTGGCGAGGAACGACATGAGCTCAGCGAGTACATTGGCCATCTCAGTGTTCGCTACCAGCGCTCCGATAGGAGCGTCGAGGACAGCGTATGCCGAGACGGTAACATACTTCGTTGCATCGACAGTCGAAGCGACAACTTTGTCGAATCGAATGACCGAG